ACGATATTGTCTGCGTTACGTTATCATTTAGAAAGGCCCGAAGGCAGACAAATGTATTTACGTCAACTTGAACCCATTCTCCGAAATTATGCCGTGAAAACGTTGATGAATGACGATATCACGGTATTATGCATTTTTCAATTGATTCGCGACTCTCCTAAAATAAATACATTGCTTAAAAAAACGGTAGAAGGTGCAATATTAACATCTGCATTAAATTTTACAAATCCGTCTTTTCAAGATATGCAAAGATTTAGGGGCGGAAACGGTGAAACTAATCAAGATGGGTCTGAACAAGATGCATCTGCACAAGATGCATTCGAGGTCAATGATAATAATAATGATGGTGTTCCAATTGCGGTTCCAATTAAGTCCGAGGTGAATGATAAAAAGCGTAAGGAACCAACTGCAAGTGCGCCAATTGCGGTTCCATATGCACCAGACAATTATAACGAATCCTATAACATGTCGAAAATAATATCAGCATATGAAGGCACATTTGCATATGCAGTATATCAGTTATTAGACGCTGAAATTAAAACTATAGTCAAAAGTGATGACCCGATTGCAAAAATATACAAAGATTTAGACCAATTCAGAGTTCCAACGTTAGTAAAACAAAATAAGAATGCAATTGACTATGCAAAGACAATGTGCAGTCCGGGTATGATGAAAAAGGAAATGAACCGAATCAATACAATCAAGGCATCTGCGCCACCCTTACCAGCTCCAGTAAATGATGGAAATACAACTATTGAGGCATCTGTAGCAACACCAGCATCCACCGAAAATGATGAAAATGGCACAGAGAAATCTACACTAATACCCACAGAAAATAATACATATGTCACAAATGAACCTGCACCAACACCCACAGGAAATAATGCAAATGGCACAGTGGAATCTGCACTAGCACACGCAGAAAATAATACATATGTCACAAAGGAACCTGCATCAATACCCACAGTTAAACCTGAGTGGGCCGAGAATTTGCCTGCATGGATAACAAATCAGGAAGGAGGTAAGGGCGGAAACACCCACAAGACATACCGAAAAATGACACAAAAACGTCATAAATATACACGCAAAACATAAAATATATCCATGCATGGACATATTGTATCAAAGAGGTTACACGAACGACACTTTCTTCTCAATTTTTTGAAAATGCTCGGGTTTATACACCAGATTGCCCGACGGTTTATATTGGTCAATCGGCGTGTATTGTTTCTGCTCTTTTTGCACCGGCTTTCCATTATTGAATATATTCGCATTCATATCATCCGCGGCATCTTCATCCTCTTTCTTTTTGACTAAATTACCAAACTGGTCCACCACATTTCCCGTTTTCTTTTTGATTTCATTTCGCACATAGGCCGGAACCCAGTGCATCCACGAAACAAACAATGTATTCGGATGCATATATCGCACATGAAACCCATTGTCCTCTAATTTCGTCACAATATAGGCGATACATTCCGATTTATCATACACCGGTTCTCCAAAGATATATTCGGGAACCGTAAACCAAATATGTTTTTCATTCGCTTTTGTCCGACCCGTGGTGGTAATACGACGATGTATGCGATTCAATATTTTGTTAAATATCGACAACTGTTTCAAATCCCGCCGCTGATTTTTCTCATACAACTCGTCAATATTTATCTTTGCAGTCGTTTCTTCATCATTCACATATAAAAATGCCATAGCTATATACTGTCCATATAAAAATATTTCCACGCGAAAACACATAAGGATATTCTCACATAAGGGTGTAATACTATGGAACATGAATCTCGAAACATAAAACATCTGGTGATTGCCGGCGGCGGAGTGACGGGGTTCTCCGCTTACGGCGTCTTGCGCGAAAGCAACAAGGCCGGCTTTTGGCACATCGAAAACATCGAAAGTATCTATGGCACTTCCATCGGCGCGGTCTTAGCCATCTACATGGCCTTGAAATATTCCTGGGAAGATTTAGACGATTTTATTTTGAAACGTCCCTGGCAACATGTTTTTAAAATCGATATTCACGGCACCTTTGCGGCCTACGAAAATCGCGGTGTCTATGACAAGAGAATCATCGAAGAATTTTTATTACCACCCATGCTCGGCAAAGATTTCGACGCTACTACCACATTGCTCGAATTCTACGAACAAACTGGAATCGCCGTCTATATCAACAGTGTCGAATTGCATAGTTATCAATCGGTTGTCATGTCTTACAAAACCCATCCCGAATGGACCGTCATCGATGCAGTATATTGCTCGGCATGTTTGCCAATCTTGTTGTCCCCCTTGTTAAAAGACGGCAAATGTTATATTGACGGAGGTGCTATAGTGAATTATCCTCTGGAGTTTTGTATTGAGAACGGCGCCGAGCCAGACGAGATTTTCGGCATCACTTTAGCTAAAGTAGATAAATCCGTCAATACCATCACCGAAGAATCCACCTTGTTTGATTACATTTCGATTCTCATGAGCAAAGTCTATGAACATTCGTGTCATGATAGGTCGCACGATTATAAACTCAAACATGAGATTGCCCTGGAAAATACCATGATTTCGATTTATGACATGATTAAGTGCATGTCGTCGATGGAACAACGCCTTTTGTTCATTACAAAGGGTGTTGATTTATGGAATCGATGGTATATGCCGACAAATATTCAGGAGAACTTGACTATTTCGTAGCGGATGCCACCATTTGACCGAGGGCGTCTTTTGTCACTTTTGCGTCAAAATCGATTTTGGTTTCGCCGACCAACATGATGATGGTTGGATACGACTCGATTTTGAATTTCGCAATCATTGCATTTGATTTTTCATTGTTTTCGTCGGTGCAATCGACTTCGCGACATTGCACTTCCCATCCATTGATGACAGTGCCGTTGTATTCTTCCTTGAATTGAAACCACTGTGGTTTCGCCTTCTTGCAATGAGGGCACCAGTCCGCATAAAAGAATAATACTTCGGCCGGTTTGCCGCGGGTGTTTGCGTTTGCCACATTGTTGTATTTTGCGTCGTCTTTTTTGGATGCATAGAATTGTTTATAACCATAGTAGGCCACGAATGAAAATAGAATCAACAAAAGAATCACCAACAGTAATGTAGAATACCTACGAATATATCGGGAATATATTAAATCAACTAACGACGACATTATAGTATAGGAGGATATTATTTTGTCTGCAGAAAAAACGCGGGAGTCTATTTATCCTAAATCGTTATTTAGGATATTTTTTTGATAAACCAGAATATATCACCCTACTATAAGTATGAATCACAAAACCGAAAAGAAATCAACCAAACCTCGCAAAGTATTTACCCGCAAACATTATTCGAGCAATGACGGGATGCTTACGACCGTGTGGGGACCGAGCACCTGGCATTTGCTACATACCATGAGTTTTAATTATCCAGTGGCGCCGTCTTGTGACGAGAAACGTCATTATCGCGATTTTGTCCTCCATTTACAATATGTATTGCCTTGCGGAAAATGTCGCAAAAACCTCAAGAAAAATTTCAAAAAACTACCATTGTTGTGGAAGCATATGGAGAACCGCGCAACCTTTTCGCTCTATATATACAAATTACATGAACTCATTAACAAAATGCTGGGGAAGAAATCCGGATTGTCCTATGCGGATGTGCGAGAACGTTATGAACACTTTCGTTCTCGTTGCGCTAAATCTTTAGAAGAACTAAAACGAGAACATGAAGAAATGCTAAAAAAGAGCGAAAAAGGCTGCACCGAACCACTTTATGGAGAAAAATCGAAATGTATCTTGAAAATCGTCCCACAAAATCACAGCGACGAGACGTTCTCCATCGACGAAAAATGTATCAAACGCACTCTGACAACCGATTCGATGTAATTGTGTTATAGTATTGATTTGATGGTGGGATTTGGGGGCAACTGATGTAAAATATATAGATTCTAAATATATAGAGTATGTATAGTATGGAAGATGAACAATGTGAAAATAATTCTTGTATGAAAAGAGAACACCCCGAAAAGATACAGTTTTGGAGTGAAAATCCGAATGTTCTCTTGCAGCCGAAATATTTGCTGGAATTTTTTCCGACCGAAGATATGACATATGAACAAAAACTGAATGCCATCAGTCGGATTGTGATTGTTTTGACAATTGTCGGCTTTGCATTTTCGCGCAGTTTACGCATTTTAGTCATATCGGCAATTACCCTGTTCTCGATTTACCTGATGTATTTTTATAAATCCAACGAAGATGCCGCCATTTCCTCCCACCGAAAAGATTTAGCTGAACCCTTTGAAGGACCCGCCCGCGATTTATTAGAACAAAACGGCATCCCAATCTCTGGCGAGGTTTTCGACGAACCATCGGCGGAGAACCCATTTAGCAATGTATTATTAAATGACTATGATTACAATCCGAATAAAAAACCCGCACCATACACTGGCAATCCCGTCGTCAGCAATCGAGTGCTAGATGAAGCAAAACAACTCGTGCAAAACTTGAACCCAGACCAGCCAGATATTTCAAACAAACTTTTCCGAGATTTAGGAGAACAATATGTTTTCGAACAATCCTTGCGCCCTTTTTATTCTACCCCTAGTTCCACCATTCCGAACGACCAAAATGGATTCGCGGATTTTTGTTACGGTAGTATGGTTTCATGCAAAGAAGGCAACCCATTTGCTTGCGCCCGCAATTTATCCCGTCATACAAACATGTAGAGTTTTCGAAAATTCTTGTGTAATAGTATAGTATACAAGAATATGTCTTATATGTTCAATAATTTAGGCCGTATTGGGGCAGACGCGACCGATAATACTCAAAAAAACATGTATAACACTCGAATGGCAAATTACACTTTATCGAATTTTTTCTCGGAAACCAAGTCCGATTCTCACGTGAAATTCGCCACCATGCAACCTACTGTCACTTTTAACGGTGTCAATGGCGGAAGTGGCGTCGGTGGTGGTGTGGTTGATTACGAATCTTTGTTGAAATTGAGCGTCGAGCAAGAACGTCCTTTAGAGAAAGTGCAATTACTACAACGACCTTTTGCCACCGTCCCTTATTTAGGAAGAGGTGCCGGAAACCCTGATATTGAATCGAGATTACAGCAGGGCGAAATCGTCAATCATCAAAAGAGTGTAGGCACTATTATGGAAAAATCATTCATGGACTATTCCATGTATCCTACTGATTCTATGATGAACGAGCGCGTTGCAAACCCTTCTTACACTGTAGAAGAAGCCGCAATGGATGGTTGGGTCCGTGGTGGAGCCGCAACTCGCGAAATGCCATCTTCAAACAAAAAATAAATCCACCCTTGAAATAACATAAAACAATCGTATTATGTTATTCATATGAATCAAATGACGAATCATTTGCCTTTCAATCTACGCATCGAATCGCTATCTTATGAGAACGACGACGAATATCGCGCTGCCGTGAAACTGATTTGTTTTTTGTGTAATAATGATTTGCCAGATGATGACTATGACACGGAACAAATGACCAAGGCGCTCGATTATATATGGGAAAATACGCGCAATAATTCGACCTTTATGGAATTATATACTTTAGCTGCATCACAAATGATGACCGAAGAGGCGACCATTGGTTTAGCCATCTTGTTTTCCTATGATTATTTGAAGGAGTTTTATTTATTGTGCAGTAAATTCCTTTCGAGTCCTGCCGAATCTTGCGACGACCACCCCTGTTATTTGTCGCTGAAAACGAAACTGACTACGAAATAATATATTGGCATTATATAACTATGGCATCTACGCGCAGTAAAAATACACCCGGGGATTATCAATTAGAACAATGGGCATTTGCACAACATGTCGGCTATAACACTGCTGCGCATTATGGTCGCCCTGAACAAACCTATCTACCCGGCGACGGATTGTTGGCCGGAAATGTTTCTCGCACTCAATTGTCGAGTAATTCTTGTGATATAGAATCGATGCTTCGCGGAATCGGTTCTACCAATTTAGTCACGCCTAAATCTCCGACGGTTCCGGAGATTGCACCTTTGAAATCATTGTCAGTGATTGACCGTATTCCTTTGTTGATTCCTGCTCCATTGGTGGTGCAATCAAATCAACGTCCTTTGCGGGATTAAGTCATTGAGAAATTACAATTTCCTATTGTAATTTATTAAGGGTCATATTCCGCTCACGGGTTGTAAGTCGTTTGCGGGATGAGGTCGTTTTTTTGCGCTACGGTTTTTTCGCGCACTATGTGGTCTATTTTTGAAAGATATTGTGTTGCTTTGTTTCGGAGATGGTCGATTCATGAATTCGCGAATCGATACCATCAGCGGATGATGGTTTTCTGGTTCCGAAGATTTGTTCTCTATATGTGAATCATCGTCTGGTTCCCTAATGTTTTCGGTGGGGTCGCTAATATTTTCGTCTGATTCCTTAATGTTTTCGTCTGGTTCCTTAATGTTTTCGTCTGGTTCCTTAATGTTTTCGGAGGATTGGGTGTCGTTGTTTGACGACAATAACTGCTGCAGGAGGGCCCCATGTTCTTCTCGATTGATGGGCGGCAATTCATCAATGGATTTAAAATCGATAGCATAGCGGTCTTGATGGGGTGTCATAGAACCATCATCTGCTAATGTGAAGGGGATTTTGATAATGGCCATATATGGTTTTTGCATCAATAATATAGTTATATGTATTATTGATTATTCTTTATGTGAATTTCACGATAATCTTGACATTTTCTTTTTTGATGCATTTGCACGCCGAAACCGACAATTCTTCGCGTTTCTTGCGGGTCTTGTCGTTTTGCGACAATTCTTCCTGTTTCTTTTTGGAAGTGCTGTTGCGCGAATTCATATCTTCTTCGATGTCGGCATAGTGGTTGCGTATAAAATCGATGATATTGTTCTCGATGGCCCATTTGAAGAAATTGAGCTGGCCTAATGTAGTCTCCATGTATTTTTCTTCGTCGTAGGGGATGGAGATACGCTCCCATCGACAAAAGGGGTCGAAATTGCGCTTGCTGTAGGCTTTCAATTTGAGTTTGTAGTCATTGTAGACTTTGAATCGGGTCAGTTCGACGACGCCATTGGTGCGCGTAGTGGGTAAATCATATACCGTATAATACTTTTTGGCGAAATTGGTGACGAACCAGTCGACGATACGCAGCGAAATTTTGGATTCGCCATTGATGATATTCATCATTTTGTGTATGTTCTCTCGGTCACTATAAAATTCCATGAGACTCTTCATTAATAGACTATTTTGAGTTGTCGTAGATGCATAGGCTGCCATTGTGTATGTGTATAGGGGCGATTTTCTATATGGATTTTGTGATATAGATTTTTTGGGTTATAAGGGTTTTATCCATTATTGTCAATTCTATTACAGAACTGCGTTTTTAGGTCATTGATATTGTTTTCTATATACAATACGATTTTTTGTTGCATGTGTATGATGTTTGAAATTTGTTCTTCGATTTCATCTTTCGTAATGTGGATTTTTTCGGTGATGTGCAGCGTTTCACAATTCGTCTTTCCAATCATTTCCTGCAAATTCATTATATTGTTGTGCAATTTGTCTGCGAGTTTTTCTTGAAAGTTGATGACATCGCGCATTTTATTGTCGTATATGGTGATGATGTCTTTGTTGGAACAAAACAACATATCGATTTGATTTTGCAATTGTTTGTGATTTTCTTCCGTCAGTTTGCTTATCCTCAAAATCTTTTTTCGGTTGGTTTCTATGAGTGAATAATACAATACTAAGAATCGCGCCGTGATAATGATGGATACCATATATAAAGCAAAATGGATAAAGATATAATTGATGTCGTTCATGTGGGATAGTCTTGTTAGTTAGACAAAAATGTTTAAGTGGTTTAGGGTTAGTGTTGATTGAATGCCTATATTTATCGTTTTATTATAGATGGCGAAATCTATGATTTGTTAGAGCTTCGGTTGCGCAAAATTGAATTGTCCATAACATATATACAAAAATATATATCCATTATGAAATGTTTAGCGAAAGACCGCCATAACGACAATTGTAGAAACCATATCATACAAGACAGTCGGTTTTGCAAATATCATCAATATATGAACGCCTATGATGATACGATGCTGTCTAAATTGGAACTATGTTCATCTTGTAGAAAGATGTATTATTTTGAAGGAAGTGCAAAGATTTGTGAAAAATGCACAAATCGAAGTATTATCAATCGACAAAAGGCGCGAGAAAATAAAATATTATGCATAAAATCAGGATGCACATTCAAACGTTCAGTAGAAAATGTCTATTGCGGTAAGCATCAGTTATGTGTATTTCAAGATGAAACACACAACATGAATATGAAAACATGTTTCAATGTAATCCGTGGATGTAGAAGTCAACTAGCTATGGATTATCCGTATTCAAAATGCGAAATTTGTTTAGCCGATGAAAGAAACAAAGACAATGCAATGCGCAATGAAGTGAAGAAATTAAATGAAACGAATCCGTCAGATGATATGAAATATTGTAATACTTGCTGTAAAAACTTACCATTTGAATTCTTTATTGGTTGTAAAAACAAAATCACAAAAACGTGTGAAAAATGTCGCGAAAATAATCATACTCAAGATTTATTACGCGATAAAGAACATCGCAACGAACTTACGCGAAATAGCATAAAAGAAAAATATAGATGTTATATCAAAGATTGCCCAAAACGAAAATTGATATTTTCCCTATCGTACGATGAATTTGTTTCTATTACACAAACACCTTGTTATTATTGTGGCATTCTTCAAACTCGTGGATTCAATGGAATCGACCGAATTGATTCAAAAAAGGGTTATATATTGGAAAATTGCGTAAGTTGTTGTCAAATGTGTAATTATATGAAAGGGTCGATTGGGTATTCCATATTTATTTCTAGAATAGAACATATTCTTACATATCAACAACGAATTGCTGGAAATTTACATCCAGAGTGTTTCGCAAATCATATACGTGGGTCATATAATAATTATAAACACGGTGCCGCATATCGAAATTTAGAATTTGCATTGTCGAATGAGGAATATGAAAGTATTGCAGACGAACCATGTTATATATGTGGAAAACAAAATAACGGATTACATCAAAATGGAATTGACCGATTTGATAATTCACAAGGATATATAATGACAAATGTGAAAGCATGTTGCGGAGAATGCAATTTTATGAAGAGCGATTATGAATTTGATAAAATGATAGACAAATGTGAATTGATTTATCAAACACATGAAAATTCAAGACATATTGTGTCTGAAAATACATGCTGTAATTATATCGCAAAACGGAGAAATATATAAATATGAAGCCATAAAATAGCCTCATATTTAATTAATTAATACAAATGAAACATACCACTGCACATATGCAGCGACTTTAATTACTGTAAGCAACGCCTGCCCTCGACTACCCCTAAGTTTCCCTAGGGGGATGGACTGTATCTTAACCCGACTCTGGCTGCTTAGGCCTTCATCATCGAGCGACTACCGTTCAGTCTCTGACACCCTACCATTGACTAGCAAATCGTCTTTAGGTAGTAAGTATGCGGATTGCCCAATCCTCAACATTATTACGATACCGGAGTTTTATCTCCGCCATGAGTAAGTTTCCTATACTCACTTCGTAGTTGAGGCTCTAAGGGGTTCCCCGAACAACAAGTAATCTCGCAAGGTTTTAACCTCACTAACAACTGACCATGGTATATCTAGGGGTCCAAACGTTTTTTCCACAAACAGAGCCTATATGTCTGTGGCGTGTTGTTTTTGGGCACATTTTTTTATTTCTGTTTATGCCTGACATGACGCGTAATACGTTGTAATTTACTGCATATACTCTGACCTTGGCAGTAGAAGTTCCACTGACGGTGGCAGAAGAAAGGACAAGCTGTAAGACAGCGTTATCAATTCTGGAGAAGTTGCAGGTGCCTGAAGGTTGATGCTCTTCAGGTCTTAGTGCGAAAGAGTATACGTTGATACCGCAATCTGGTGCACGGGTGTGATGTTGGAAAGGTTGGACAACATCGAAGTATGAACCTTCACGCTCAGAGAATCTGTCTTGGCCGTTAAGTTGTAACTTAGCGGTGACGACTGGGTTCTCACCCCAGCAGTGCATGTCAAGAGCAGTCTCGGCAAGGACGAAGGTGCCGGCATCGGATAAACCAGATTCAGTGGTAGCAGATTGGGATTGTAACAAGTTAGCATCTGGCCAGTTGGCAGAAGCAGCAACATCGGCGGCAGCGGCCATTTGGAATAATCCAGAGGCGTTGATGAAAGAGGTAGAACCGGAGGTTTCAGCTGGACCACCGAAGGCATGGATGGCATTTGGTAAAGCATCGATGGCATCAGTGTAGTTGAATGGTTGAGCACCTAAGGTCTTGAATAAGGTAGTACCAGCCTCTAGGGAAGAGCAGTAATCAACGTTGGCATCAGGTTGGACGACCCAGACAAGTTCCTTGCAAGGGTGGTTGAAATTCAACTTGATCTTGTTGGATGAGCTGCCGACAGACTCATCGCCAGTAAATTGGATTTGCTCGATAAGGTACTCATGTGGGTTCTGGGCCATTTTTCTGCGCTCGTCGGTGTCTAAGAAGACATAATCAACGTACAAAGATGCAGCGACTAAAGAGGATTGGTAGGCGTTAGAAACAGAGACGGTGGCACCGGAGGCACTGTTTAAGGTGGAAACAGCCCATAAGCACTCACCGATTGGTCTGAAATCGATGTTGATCTTAACTTCGTGATACTGTACGAATCACTTTTACCCCTCCTTTCGGAGTATTTATCAGCATTCTTAATTCGATCAACATATTACATTAAGAATTTTGCTGGGGACTAGACTATATCTTAAGTCGTCATAGAAGTGGATTAGACTTCTCAGACCCATAACCATTTAGTCGTTGAACCTTCCTCATATCCTTATCATTTCGGACTTAGAGGCTTGGCTGCGGATTATCTATTTCGGATGTAGTAACATCTTCATAAGGGGCATTTTTACGATACCTGAGTTCTACTCTCAGCCACTGCAAACTTTCATGTGCAGCTTCGTAGCCCATATTTTGTGCGTATTTTTTATTAAATCTATAAATATTAACAATATTGTTATAATAGTGGTGCAATACTATTTTATCACTTTTTTGTCTATTCTCATGTGCAGTTAATGGTTGCAGATTTGTCCAGTGAAAACATATTTTTATATCACACTCTTTTGAAAAATCAAATTTATTGATAGGTAATATATGGTCTATATGCCAGTATTCACCTAAATTTGTCCAGTTCATATTTTCATCAAAACGAAACTCAATCCATTTTTTAAACATTTCAATATCGCATCCTAAATATTTTGAGTAAGAAGTTTTCTGGTTTTTCAACATTTTATGAATCTTACTTCGCAATATTTCAGATAACTTGAAATTTAAATCATGTTGTCGTCGCTCTTTTATTTTGAGTTTACGAATTGGTAAATAATCTTTGTTTTTTTCTTTGATATGTTCTTTAATATCTTCACGGCTCCTATATTCATGTCGTTGCTTAGCAATAGTTTCGCTGTTATTTATTCGATAACATTTATTTTTTTCGAGCAAAGATGATTTATTATTTTCATAATATTCTTTATTCTTTTCTTTCACATGTTCTCGATTTGCTAAATTATATTTACTACGACAATCTTTACAATCATATCTTAGTCCATCTGGACTGCACTTTAAATTACCATATTTTTCTAATGGTTTATCACTTTTACATTTGCAGCATATTTTAGACATTTCTATATTACCACTTATTGCACTGTATTTATATACTTTACACACATAATATTTTTCTTCTTTAAGAACTTCCCGCAATTTGGATATGTTGCCTATTGCTAGTTAATAGCAAGAGACTAGCATCTGGGATTGACAATATTCATTGTCCCGAGACCACAACAAATTTTCTCTAAAGCATTGCTCGGATACTTTAGGTTGGATACTTTTCTGCCCTACAGATTTCAAGGCGATCAATGGTAATGCTAAACCTGGGTTTCTGCAGAACCAGAATAAAAGAGGAACGTATAAGGTGGTTTCTGGTAAAGCGTTTCTTGGAGCGCAGACTTGGGAAGGTCCGCCGGAGGAAGCGCATGGGCCAGAGACGTTAGCGAAGGCTGGATCGGTGATGTAGGTAAGTTGGGTGGTGTTACCAATCATCTTGAAGTAACCACGTTGTTGTTCAGAGGACATGGTAACTTGGTTCCAGATGTGCATCCAGTCACCATATTGACGGTCAATTCTTTGGCCACCAATTTCAACTTCAACTTGAGCGATTAATTGCTCACCGACAAAGTCTAACCATCTGGCATAGACATCACCAGATGATCCCTTCATGGATTGGTTGATCTCAGGAAGGGTGACTTGTAAGTAGGTTCTGTAGGCTAAATCACCATTTCTGGAGATGGTGCAGGTAACTCTGCGGCCGAAATCGGCTTGACCAGAGAAGGTTTGCTCGATGGATTCCATGGCAAAGTTGGTGTGTCTTCTGTAAGAGACCTTCCAGAAGGTGATTTCAGGGGTTCCAGTAAGGAAAACGTCTTGTGCGCCGTAGGCGACTAATTGCATTACTCGCTACCTCTAGGTTTCCCTAGAGGGATGGACTGTATCTTAACCCGACTCAGGTTGCTTAGACCTTCATCGTCGAGCGATTACCGTTCAGTCTCTGACGGCTAACCTTAGACTAGCATAGCGTCTTTAGGTTATAACCATGCGGATTGCCCAATCTTCAACATTATTACTATACCGGAGTTCTATTCTCCGCCATATGCAAGTTTCCCAGCATACTTAGTAGTTGAAGCTCTAAGGGGGTTCCCGAACAACAAGTAATCTTGCAAGGTGTTATGCACCTCACTAACAACTGACCGTGTGAAATTCAGGGGTCGAACCGAAGTTTCTACAAACAGAGCCTGAAATTGTTTGTAGCGGGTTGTTTTTATGCTCTAGTCACGAGTCAATTGCATGGTGTTACATTATGCAACTGGCTCGTCTTCAAAGCTCCTCCCATTTTTAGACTTGGGGTATATAACATACAAAGAAAATAATTTCTAGTATTGCTAAATAATCCCAGCCAGGGGAATGATTTAGCGATAAAATGTCGCTGCATAAATTTTGAAATATTGCGATTTTGACATGATTTATGCAGTTATTTGAGAAACATGGGATGAATTTTTGTGTTATAGGTATTATGTTTGATTTGGGGGGTGGAGGGAGATTTAGGAAAAAGGGGACGGGAAGGAGATTTAGGAAAAAGGGGATGGGAAGGAGATTTAGGAGAAAGGGGATGGGAGGGGTGGGGTGAGGACATAAGATTTAGGAAAAACAAATATAAAGCATTTAAAAAGGTAGCCCTTGAATTATTATATAAAGCATATATATGGACATACTCAAAGTATTTTCTATATGCGATTCTGAATACGACATCAACATTCAAGGTACAGTCGAAAACCCCCTATTTCAAGCAAATCAAATTGGCAAATTATTAGGTATAGCTAAAATACGAAATACGATAAACAAATTCGATGAATCTCAAAAGGTGGCCCATAAAACAGGCACCCTTGGAGGACTGCAAGAAACCACATTTCTTACTGAAACTGGTCTATATAGATTAATATCTCGTTCAAATAAACCGATTGCAGCTAAATTTCAACAATGGATTTGTGACGTCATAAAAGAAATTAGAATGACAGGTGAATATAAACTAAAAGAACAAAATGAAATCGACAAAAAAATGGCACAAGAACGAGAAAAACGGAATACCCACAATAAACTATTAGACGCATATCATCAAAGAAATGTAGTCTATATATGCAAACTGAAAGACGAATCCAATAATAAATATGTTATCAAAATTGGTTCTACCCAGGATATAAAAACCCGTATTGTAAATATTTCAAATACATATGGTGTAGTACCATTGATTATTGACATGTTTGAATCGCAAAATCACACAAAATTCGAAAAATGGATACGGACAAATGAACATATAAAAACTCTGTTTTATTCTATGAAAAAATTAGACGGTATGATAACGCGCGAAACATTTTTAGTAAATGATGAACAATATGAAAATGTGGTCGCAATCATAAAAAATCAAATAAAGCAGTTTGAGCCCGAAGAAAAAAACGTAGATAAATTACTAGAACTCGAAGAAAAACGTAAAATGACTGCACAATTAAATTTCGAAGCAGAAGAAACTCGCAAATTAAACAACGAATTAGAAAAACAAAAAATGGAAACTCAATTAGAACTTATAAACAAAATAGAATCGATTCAAAATACCGTAATCTTACCTGAAAAAGAGACGTCTATACCAGAAATTCATGATTATGCTAGAAATGTTCTCAAAAATGCACTTATTAAACCGCGCAATCCAACACGTTCTCCCAGAGTATATCAATATGATGCAGAAACACTAGAATTATTGCAGATATACGATAGTATTATAGAGGTCATTCGCAGATTTGCAAGTTCTTCGCAATGTGCTTTAAAATTAGCTGCAAAAAACAATACTATATATAAAAACTATAGATGGTTAGTGGTTGATAGAAATACAACAGATATACCAGCTTTAGAACCTACGAAGCAAATACGAACGCAAGCGATTGAATATATTGCGATGATTGATATAAAACGCACAAAAATAATGGAGGTATTTTCTTCACAAAAACAGGCAGCAGAAGCCAGAAATTTGGCTGGATTTTCAACAATATCTCGTGCTATCAAAAATCAATCTATATCTTCGGGTCATTATTGGGATTTTTTTAACAAATGTTCTCCAGAAATGCGCGAAGAATACTTACTCCATCACAAATTACCGGAAAAATTCACAAAAACAAATGGACTAAAAATAATTCAAATTGACCCGATTACAAACGAAGAATTGAAAATATTTTCATCGATGACCGATGTGGTGTTGGGATTTCAAATGTCTCACATGAGTCTTAAAAAAGCGGCGGCAAATAATCTGGTTCATAACGGTTTCAAATGGCGCATTATACGTGAATAATCT